TTTATTTATTATATAAAATATTTAGATTAATTACACAATTAAAAACTTAAACTAATTAAAAACTTAAACACTTAATAGGAGACACACTATGGCAACTCAAAAAAATGATCTTCTTAGTATGGTAAAAAGAAGATTAAAAGACCTACAAGACAACACACAAAAAACCTCAGGCGTATGGAAACCAACTGGTGATCACACAATCAGAATAGTTCCGTATAAATTTGCAACTGTAAAAGATTGGCCATTTATTGAATTATATTTTCACTATGATTTCAATAAGAAAAATCTTTTGTCACCTATTTCATTTGATAAACCAGATCCTATTGTTGAATTTGCAGATAAACTAAAAAGTACTGCAGATAAAGAATCTAGAGATCTTGCTAAAAAAATCTATCCTAAAATGAGAACATATGTTCCAATTATAGTTAGAGGAGAAGAAGCAGAAGGTGTTAAATTTTATGGAATGGGTAAAACTGTTTATGAAGAAATATTAAAAATCATGGATGACCCGGATTATGGAAATATTTCAGATCCATATACAGGAACAGATTTAGTTATTACTTATCAAACAAAAGAAGAAGTAGGTAATGACTTTGGCAAAACTTCTATTCGTGCTAAAAGAAATACTTCTAAATTAGCAGAATCAGAAGAACAAATTGAAAAGTTTTTAAATAATCAAAAACCTATCACCGATGTTTATAAAGAACATACATATGAAGAATTACAAGAAATGTTAGAAGCTTGGATGAATTCAGATGATGATAAAGAAAACACAAGTGAAATTGCAAATACAGAATCTAAAGAAAAACAAAACGTTGATGAAGAAAAAGTAGTTGCAAAGGCAGATGATGCATTTAATAAATTATTCAATAAAAATAAACAAAAATAATTAACTGGAGAAAATGAATGGCTAAAAAGACAAAAGAAGAGAAGTCACCGGTTAAAAAAGTATCACCTACTAAAGGAGAAAAAAGAGACAAATTAGTAGATAAAGTGTATGACTTGATTAATGGTGGAATCGTTCCAGCGTACTTTTTAGATCAACCAGAATTATCTCCGTCTGATATTGTAGATTGGGTTTCCACCGGAGACCCAATTCTCGATTTATATATTAGTAATAGAATTGATGGTGGTATACCAGTTGGAAGAATTACCGAAATAAACGGTTTAGAATCATCTGGTAAATCATTGTTAATTGGACATATATTAAAAGAAACACAAGCAAAAGGTGGTATAGCAGTATTTATTGATACTGAATTCGCTGTTTCTAGAGAATTTTTAGAAGCAATTGGTGTTGATTTAAGTAAAATGATATATGTTCCAACTAGTCTAATCGAAAATGCATTCCAAGTAATTGAAAATATAATTGAAACAGTTAGAAAAGACGATAGTGATAGATTAATTACTATTGCGGTTGACTCAGTAATGGGTGCAACAAACCAATCAGAAGATGAAGCAGATTGGGGCAAACAAGGTTATGCAACTCATAAAGCAATTATATTATCTCAAGCAATGAGAAAAATTACAGAAAGAATTGCAAAGTTTAGAATAGCATTGATATTTACTAATCAATTAAGAACTAAGATGGGAGTAATGTTTGGTGATCCATGGACTACAAGTGGTGGTAAAGCAATTCCTTTTCATGCATCTTTAAGATTAAGACTAAAAATGATGTCTAAAATTAAAGTTGCTGATAAAGTAGTTGGTATAAAAACTAATTGTGGTGTTATGAAAAGTAGATTAGGATCGATGTATAATAGTTGTAATTTTGATATTTATTTTGACAGAGGTATTGACCCAGAAACAACTTGGTTTGAACAAGGAAAAGCTGTTAAGGCAATTGTTAAAGCAAAGAAACTTGAAGATGAGTCACAACCAGAAGGTCCTAAAAATAAATACAAAGAAGTTAAAGGTTATTGGATGTTAGCAGATGATCCAACAATGGAAAGATTTAATACATCTACATTCAAAGATATTGTATTATCTAATGATGAAAAGAAAAAATATTTATTAGAAAAAATATCAGAAACTGTTCAATTAAAATATGCAAGAGATAAAGAAACTATTGATAAAGAATTAATTGAATATGGTGAAGTTGGAGAAATCGAAGAATAATT